GGTAATTATCTTGATAATACCGCTAGTCATTTTGTACTTGTAGTCGGTGATAACCCAGAGACAGCATTGATATCTATGAAGTCTACTCAATTAAAAGTTAGTAGAAAATGGAACTCAATGATGATGGGTTTAAAGATGCAGGGTAAGAATGGTTTGTTTACTCCGCCAACTTACAGCCACATTTATAAACTATCAACTGTTCAGATGTCTAACGACAAAGGAACATGGTTTGGTTGGGATGTAACAAAGGTCGGACCAGTCACAGATAAAAGTATCTATGAAATGGCAAAATCTTTTGCAGATTCTGTAGGTAAGGGTGAGATACAAGCTAAACCTGAAACTCAAGAGCAAACTAAAAAATCTTTAAATTTATAAGATCCTAGGTAGTGGGCGTCAAAGCGAGAGTGGAAACGCCCACTTTTTAATTTATGAATGAGAAGATAATCAAAGCACCAGTTACATTTGAAGATTGGATAGATCTAGGACGGGTAATTATACCCTGCGATACAAAGCAGGCTGTAGTTGAAAAATGGTCTGACCCAGATTTTAAGATTACGAAAGAAGAATGGAGAATAGAACACGCAACAAAACAGATAGGATTAAGATTAGATCAGTACATAGATTTTGATATTGATAATCCAGTTGTTAAAAGATTTACAAGCGATCACATAAAATCATGTGGTGCGATATTTGGTAGAAGAAATAATCCATCAAGTCATTATCTTTGGTCTGGCACATCAGACTACAAGAAGTTTGCATTACCAAAAGAATTAGAAAATTATTATAAAGACTATGGTCATGGCGCGACTCTTTGCGAGATAAGACATGGCGCAAACAAATACACGCTAGTTCCAGAAACAAAGTATCACACAACAAACGAGGTGGTTAAATGGGTTAAGTACGATGGCATAGACGAGTATCCAGGTAATCTAAAAGTTGACCTAGGTAAGATAGCTTTATCAGCAGCACTTTGCATAACGTATGCAGGATCAGGACAAAGAGATGATTACTGCACAGCAATGGCAGGTGTTTTATTAAAACACACAGAATGGAATGTAGATGACATAGATGATTTTGTTTACAAGGTTGCGGTAGCAGCAAAAGACGAGGAGGCTGATAAAAGAAAAAGAAAAGGCACAACACATAAAAAAGCAAACAGAAAATTTGGCATGCCAAAACTTGCAGAGATCATTGGGTGCTCTACAAAAACAATAGCAACTATATTTAGTTGGATTGGTGTGCAAGAG